CACAGTTCGTGCGTCTAACGCAGAAGAACTAGACCAGACTGTTGCACTAACAGTCGCATCACTTGCATCTGCAACTGTAGAACTAGAAGCAGCAGTACGTGGTGCAGCACCAGTCAACACAGCAGTGCCACCTAATCCAGTAGTAGGTATGCTTGCTACACAACTAGGTGCACAAGTCATCTCAGAAACACCAACACAATCAGGACCACCAGCATTTGTATCTCCAGGTGCAGGCGCACGCCAGTGCCCACACGGTACAATGACACGTATCCACGGACTAACAGGTAAGTTTGGTCCATACAAGGGACACTTCTGCCCAGCAAAGCAGGGCGACCCAACCAAGTGCACAACAGTTTATGTTAAAGCAAACACACCAGAGTTTGCTACATTCACAGCCGACCAAACAAAGGCATAAATGAAAACACTCCGCCGAAGTATCGGTAAGCCAGAGGTGGGGGGAGAACCATTACCTCCACCTTTTCAGGCTTTCCAACGTGAAGGTATCATCCTGCGTAGAGCAGAAGTTACAGTCATAGCAGGTACTCCAGGCGCAGGTAAGTCATCTATTGCATTGCATATCGCAGCAAGACTTAAACAACCGACACTATACTTCTCTGCTGATACCAATGCACATACTATGGCAATGCGTTTGCTTGCTATGAAAGCCAAGATAACTCAGCAAGATGCTGAGTATATGATTAAGACCAAGCCAGAAACAGCAGAACATTACTTACGTGAGTTCTCTGGTATGTACTGGTCGTTTGAGCCATCTCCTACACTCAAAGATTTAGATGAGGAAGTATCCGCATTTGAAACTATGTGGGGCAGAAGCCCTACACTTATAGTTGTAGATAACCTTATGGACATAGCCATTGATGGACATGAGGAGTTTGCTGGTATGCGTGCAGTTATGAAAGAGTTAAAGTATCTAGCACGTGATACCAACGCAGCAGTATTAGTCTTGCACCATACCCAAGAAGGTGCGCAAGGTTATCCTTGCCAGCCACGTTCAGCACTACAAGGTAAGGTTGCACAGATTCCAGCAATGGTGCTAACAGTAGGTCAGATGACACACGGAGTAGACTCTTACTTGTGTGTAGCCCCAGTTAAAAATCGTTATGGTAAGGCTGACCCGACAGGAGCAACTTACCTTACGCTATCGTTTGACCCAGCAAAGATGCATCTTGAAGATGTAATCAGAGATAGTACACAGATGGAGATGACAGTGTGAGTAGCGCAGCCAAAGCCAAAGGTTCGGGAGCCGAACGTGATGTAGTTAAGTATCTTAAGCAATGGTTTCCTTATGTTGATAGGCGTTTGGCTGGTGCTACACTAGACAAAGGTGACATATCAGGTATACCTGGAGTCACAATTGAAATAAAAAACCACGCGACAATGAAGTTGTCGGAGTGGACAGAAGAGTTGATAGTCGAGATGGCTAACGACAAGGCATGGACAGGCGTGGTGTGGCACAAGCGCAAGGGTAGGGGAAGTCCTGGCGATTGGTATTGCACCATGCCTGCACATGTATGGGTAGACTTACTAAGGAGAGCACTTGGAGAAGCCAAGCATTGAAGAGTATCTCAACTACATAGGAGCAGAAATACCAGCACGCGGAAGCGGCTGGCGTAAGATGAAATGCTGCTTTCATTTAGATAGTCATGCATCAGCAGCAGTTAACTATGACAAGAATGCATTTGTATGCCACGGTTGTGGCGTAAAGGGTGACGTATATTCCCTCATAATGTACAAAGAAGGTGGTGATTTCCGTGAGGCTGTCAACTTCGCAGCGTCAGTTCTTACTACAGGCAACACAGAGATACGCGGGAAAGATAGAACTAGCAAAAGAGTATCTATCAAGCCGTCAACTCTCGGTAGAAGAGGCAAGCACATTTCACTTGGGAGTGGTAGAAGACCCACTTCCAGGTCATGAGGCGTACACAGGACGCCTTGCTATCCCATACATTACACCATCAGGTGTAGTTGATATTAGATTCCGTGCTATGAAGGGTGAAGACCCTAAGTACATGGGATTAGTTGGTGCTAAAACCACTATGTTTAATACACAGGCTTGCTTCGTAGCAGATAAATATATCTGCGTCACCGAAGGTGAGTTTGATTGCATTATGATGTCAGTTAAAACTATACACCCAACCATAGGTATTCCAGGTGCTAACAACTGGAAGCCACATTACGCTAAGATACTAGATGACTTTGACGTTGTAATAATTCTTGCTGACGGAGACCCAGCGGGTCTTGAGTTTGGCAAGAAGATTAGTAGAGAGTTAAGTAACGTAAACATTATCTCTATGCCAGACGGCGAAGACGTAAACAGCATGATGATAAAGATGGGAAGTGAATGGCTTGACGGACGAATCAAAGAATGCGTTTCCCCTGGACAGTAAGTTCTGGGAGTATGCTAGAACAAGTGAGTACAGTATTGGCATACCAGTATCCGACAAGAAGTTGCTTAACATTGTAGGTGCGCTTGAGGATATATACCACACCATAGATGAGGACCCAGAAGAATCAAAAGAATGTTTGATTATGCTAGCGGCTATATTTGTAGCCTCTAGTATGGGCAAAGCAGATGAAGTATGGGAAGAGTTTGCAGTACGTGAGTCAATGCAGTCCTTTGAACAAGACCTTAAGGAGATACTAAATGAAAAACCCTGATGATTTGCAAGCAATATTCTTGCATTTACATACACTTATGCTTAAAAAACATGCAGATTATGGTCCAATGAACATAGCAGGAGCGCCAGGTGGCGCTATGAATGGGCTACGTGTACGTATGTATGACAAGTTGGCTAGGCTTAACAACCTAGTAGATACTGGCGACACGCCGAACTACGAATCAATTGAAGATACTCTGATTGACCTTGCAAACTATGCCATAATTGGGCTGCTTGTCCAACGTGGACAGTGGGAAGGTTTACCCAATTCAAATGGCGAATCCAAAAAGAGTAGTAGTACTCAGTGATTTACAGATACCATATCAACATAACAAGACTGTAGATGCAACGCTAGAGTTTATTCAAGATTATAAACCAGATGAACTCTGGTGTGTAGGAGACGAACTAGATGCACCCGAACCTAGTCGTTGGAACAAGGGTATGGCAGGTGAATATGCTGAGACGCTGCAAGATAGTATTGATTTAACGCACGACATTATGGCTCGTTACCGCAAGGCTCTGGGTAACAAGCCATTTTACATTCAGCGAAGTAATCATACTGACCGCATTGATACTTACATGCGCAAGTATGCGCCTGCATTTATGTCACTCAAATCTTTAGAGATTGAAGAACTGTTAGGCTATAGCAAGTTAAAAATTAACTACTTGCATAAGATGCATGAACTATTACCTGGCTGGGTAATGGCACACGGAGATGAAGGCGCACTTAACCGTGCACCAGGGGCTACCGCTTTGAATTTAGCCAAGCGTTTAGGTAAGTCAGTAGTGTGTGGACACACGCATAGAGTTGGTTTGCAACATGAAACTACTGGCTTCTATGGCAAGACTAATACTCTATACGGATTAGAAGTCGGGCATATGATGGATGTCAAGCAGGCTAGTTACCTTACATCAGGCAGCGCCAACTGGCAGCACGGCATTGGAATCTTAGTAGAACATAACCGCAAGGTTACACCGTTTGCCGTACCTATTGTTAACGGTGAGGTAATCATTCCATAATGAATTACATTGAAGAGTATAACGATTTAGTACAGACTCTTGCTGCTGAATATGCAAGGCGTTATACTATGTTAGAACGTGATGACATAGGGCAAGAGTTGTGGGTGTGGTTTGTAGGACACCCGCGTAAGTACAAAGAGTGGTCAGCATTAGACCAAAAAGATAGAGACAAGTTGATAGCAAAGTCCCTACGTAATGCAGCCCTCAAGTTCTGCGAACGTGAAAAAGCCAAGAAAGTTGGCTACGATATGTCTGAATTGTACTATTATGATGTGTCTGTAGTAGAGGTTTTCCTACCTACTATCATCTCAGAATCATATGAGATGCCATCTAAGATTAAAGACTTAGGCAATTCAGTCAAGGGTAGCGAAGTAAGTGATGGTATGAACTGGCTAGTGTTACGTTCAGATATAGCCACGGCTTACTACAAATTACCTGAAGCAAAACAAAACATCTTACGCTTGCGCTTTAGTATGGAACAACCTGACTGGGCAACGCTTGCAAAAGAAATGGATAGCACACCAGATGGTGCGCGTATGAAAGTACAGCGTGCCCTTAACTCACTCATTAAACACTTAGGCGGTTGGAGACCATACAATGACGAAGACACAAAAGAAAAAACAAATGAAGCAAGTACAAGCAACTCCCAAGCCAAATGACCAGATAATTATATGCTGGTGTGATAACGGATTAACTGACGGTAAGTTTACCGAAGGTGTTGTTTATAGTGTTATCTCATCTGGTCTTCCAATTAAGTCAGCCATGCGTGTGCAGGGTAATCAGATAGGACGACAGCGCCAAAATGCGCTGGAGTTTTGGTATGACCAGACAGACTTTAACTGGATTCTATGGGTAGATAGCGACATAGTCCTTACTAATGAAGCACTACATAAGGTGTGGTCTGCTGCTCATGCTACTGAAAGACCAGTAGTAACAGGCACTTACTTCATCTCTAAAGAAAACGAACGTGCAATGATGGCTCCATATCCTGCTATATTTAATTGGGTTGAAGGTAATGACTATCAAATCTCATACGTCCACCCACTACCAAAAGATGTTGTCCTCAAGGTTGGTTCAGCAGGGTTTGGATTTGTGCTTATGCATAGAAACGCAGTCACCAAGATGCGAGAAGTGCATGGAAACATTCCATACTTTAACGAGACAGGAGTTGGAGAGCAGTTTGTATCAGAAGATATTAACTTCTTTCGACTAATGCACAAAGCAGGAGTCCCACTCTACTCTCATACAGGAGCAACTGTTCAACATATGAAACGCTTCTCTCTTGATGTAGATTACTATAAGTTCTTTTGGGAAAAGAATGAACGACCTTAGGGGAACACCAGCCTTTGCATGTATTTGTGGTTGCAGAATGTTTGAACTTACAGTTATGTGGGATGAAGAATCAAGAGAAGTAAGTTGGTATGACCTTGCTCAAAAATGTAAAGACTGCGGAACTATTACAACTGCACCTACACCTATAGATTGGATGGACTGTGATTGATTATCCTAATTGGTTTCAAGGCGTAGCCAAAGATAACTTTGAACAATACCTTGAACACTTTAAAGGACAGAACAACTTGCACTTTTTGCAAGTCGGAGCATTCACTGGAGATGCTAGCAAGTGGTTACTAGATAACATACTCACTGGCACTGGCTGCATCCTTACGGATGTAGATACATGGGCTGGCAGTGATGAAGGTGCTCATCATGCAATGGATTTTTCTGATGTAGAAAAAACCTATGATGCTAAATTATCAGTGTACAGCACTGCTTTTAAGCACAAGATGACAAGTGATGAATACTTTGCTGACCACTCAAATGGGTGGTATGACTTTGTATATGTTGACGCTGACCACACAGCAGCAGCAGCCTACAAAGACGGAGTCAATGGTTGGCGTGACCTTAAACCTAACGGCATACTAGCCTTTGATGACTACACATGGGGGGATGGGCTACCAGACCAGACCCTTGCACCTCGTCCAGGAATAGAAAAGTTCTTAGATGAGTTTAATGGACAATACCACCTGATGCATAAAGGTGCTCAAGTTTGGATTAGGAAGAATGCCTAGATACGATTTCAAATGTAACCTATGTACTACAGTTATAGAAACAACTGAAAACATACCACCAGTATGTGACACTTGTAATAACACAATGACACGTGTATGGTCTGCTGTAGCCGTTAAGTTTAACGGCTCAGGGTTTTACTCAACAGGAGGATGATGTATAACTTCACCGACCAAGCAAACTGTATAGGAATAGATGTAAACATGTTCTTCACAGAAGAAGGAAGCAGTACGTTTCAAGAAGAAAACTTTCTTAAACGCACGTGTGCTGCTTGTTCAGTTAAATCAGAGTGTCTAGACTATGCATTAAACCACGCAGTAGTAGGTTGGTGGGGTGGTACTTCAGAAATACAACGCAAGAGATTGCGTAAACAACTTAATATAATTCCAACACCAGTTATAGTTGAAAGGAATACAGCATGACCGTATTAGAACTAGCAGCAGGAGTCTTTATTGCTATGACAGCAAGAGACTTTATTAATACAGGCAGCAGTCTTCTGGCATCACGGATTAACGCACGCCGTTACCGTACATTGCTAGCAGAACTAGAGGACTACAAGTTTGATGAGCCTAAGGCAAAGGCTAAGAAGCCTAAAGCAAAGGTTTAGACAAAAGAAAAAGACCCCCGCCAGGTAGGTTAAAGTACCTGAGCGGGGGCTTCTTGTCTTAAAACGCCTTTAGAAGGCGTGTGATGGGGCTACTTAGAGCCGCGTCCAAACTCTGTTGCAGATGGGTCTAGCCACTTAAGTAGTGGACCAGCAAAGCCAGTTAGTGCTGCCATTGCCAAAGTCTTAAGGTCTGTCTCACCAACAAGGTAAAGTGCTACCGCAGCAGATGCCGCTGCACGAAACCAAGATAGTGATAGTTGCTTGAATTGTTCCATTGTATCCTCCTATAGGGGTTAGGATTTTGTACCGTGCAATTTGCAACAGGTACAAACTTCAGTCTTGTATGCCTTCTTAGCAGGCACAGGTGTTACCTTTGCGATAACTTGATTAACAATCTTAGGTTGGTCTAGCCACCAAAACCACGGGCTTGTATCTTTAGCCATGTCTTTATTGATAGAAATGTGAAGATGCTTATTGTGTGGGTTGCTACCTGTATACTTACGGTCTCCCTCATTAGCACGTTCCTTAGACCAAATCTTCCCCTGAAAAATAAGATAGGTTACACGCTTATCTTCTTTTACTTTCTGAAAGATTTCTACACAATCAATACCATTCTTAGGGTCATGTGTTAAATCAACAGCCAACCCTGTGTTGTGGTCAGAAGTAGGGCTTTGTTTAATATGTGCAGCCGAAGGAAGCAATCCATCCGAGGCTTTCTTGCGCTTCGGCTTCAGTGCCGTAGCCTGTCGTAGCACGGATATGGCAGCAGGTGTCGCTGTCTTTACTAGTTTCATTCATCATCCTCTTCTTCCCACTCTTGTGGGTCTACATTTGGAAACGTAATATCCCAGTTAGGTTCAGGAATTATAAAACCAAGTTTCATTTAGTTGCCTCCACTTGTGGTTCTTTAGGCTTAGATTTCAATCCATTTCCTGCAAGTACGCCAGCAAGAGAACCAGTAAGAAACACACAAAGGGTACTGACAAGGTCAATAAATGCAGCATCATTTGGCGCCTGTTCTCCTAGTGGTTGTGTAATAAATAGCAATGCGTATAGCAATGCAAAAACAGAACCAGCAAATACAATTGCTAGTATAATTCCAATGGTTACAATAAGTCTTGCATGTAATTCTTCAGGACTAAACTTATTACGTCTACTCATCTTGGACTCCTGGAAGGATGTCTTTAGTACACGTACCCGTTGGAAGACATTGAGGTGGATTGCACTCTGGTTTTTCCCAGTTTTCGTACTCTTGACAGGGATACCTGACCCATCCTTGATACCCACAACTAGTTAGAGCGCTCGCAGATAATACGATAAATGTCGTCAACACGACTTTCAACGCGGTTGAGCCTATCAGAGACACTGCTACCTCCATTTGGTTTAAGTTCTGCCAAGTAATGTTTAACCATCCAACGAATCATAAGAGCAAACGCACCTATTAAAGATGTGATTGATAGGGCAAATGCAGCCCAGTCTTGTAACGTCATAGTGTTATACCGTTCTGATGGTGAGGTTGATAATGCCACCATAACCAGTAAATCTTTTATCTGGTGGTGATGTATTAGTAAACTTAACCTCTTCAATAAGACATTGACGGATTTCGCCAGTGCGGAAATCTTGGAACGTAACAACATCTCCGCCCGATTCAGCGTTTTCTAACGCTGCTAAGCGTTCAATTGCACGTCCTTCATATCCCAATGTAGAGTTATATTTATCCGTTTCACTATCAAAGTTCATTAACGGAATACTAATGATGCGAGTACGTGGCGTAGCAGGTACTGCTTTAAGTTGGTAGCCTTTAAATGTAGGTGACTTTGTATTGTCAGTTGCATCTCGGTACAGTCTAAAGCGCAGACCCATTGCGTCTTGCGCTCCTGCTGGCTGCGTAATAACAACTTCTGGGTTGCCAATAGACACGTCATACGAGACATTGTCATAGATGTTTCCATTTGCATCTACAGTTTGAATAGACATAGAGCCATATGTAAATGACCCTTGACCTACGATACGTTTAAAGTTCTTAGGTTCTAAGGTGTTGTAACGAATAAGTCCTGTTTGAACATAGCCATCAGAACGCATTTGAGTAGCATGTTCAGAGTACATATTACCAGTGCGCTTAACAAGCGCAGTGGCTGATGTAACAGCAGCAGATGTAACAGTGCCAGTAGATGCAGTAGTAAACGTCATAGACGTAGCGCTAGTTACAGTAGAAATAACGTAAGCAGATGTAGTAGTTGAGTTAATAGCAGCATCAACACCTTCTACCCATATAGTATCGTTTGGTACTAAACCATGTGCAGATGCAGTCGTAAGAGATACAACACCACCACTTAATGCTTTGTTAACTACAGTTCCACCAGCAATTTCTGCTGCTGTGCAAAATGCAAGTTGTTCTGTGTCACCAAAAAAGGCTACGGATGTTGTTATGTTGTGTTTAAGTGTGTCATAAAATAAATCATTTGCATAAGCAAAACGTAATGGTTCAATTTCATTACTTAAATCAATGCGAATAAGACCAGGTTCAATAGTGCTAACACCAGTAGCGCACCATACAAAACGGTCACGTGCTGCAAAGTCATAGCAACCATGCTCTAGTTCTACAATAAGTGGACCATAAGTTAACGACCCGTCTGTTTTAATCTCAGCCACACGAATACCTTTGTTAGTACCAATCATCATGTATCCAAGATATTCATATATCTTGTTGATGGTTTCACCAACAGGCATCTCGGCTGCTGTAATAGCAGATGTAAGTGTAGGCATAGAGCCAGTTGTTGCGTCTAATGAAAACCTAAAGATAGAAGATTTAATACCTTCATATCCAGCAATGTAAATTGCTGTACCTGATTCCGTAATGCTACTAAATACAAAACTAGTAGATGGATGCGTGTAAGTAAGTACTGATTGGTTAAAGTTAGTTGCGCTAGATGGCATTTCATACACAAAATTATTGGCTGTAAATACAAGACGTTGCTTTACATAATCAATTACAGCATTAGTAACTGCAATAGAAGATGTTGTTGCTATAACAGTAGATGCTGCTGTACTAGCAGCAGTAAGTAATTTTTTATTAATTTCTAATTTGCCAGTTGAAGAATCATTTGTAATCCAGTATGCAAACTTACCATCATCACACAATGAATACACTTTGTCTTGTCCAGCAGCCTGGTCTACCCAATGTTCAACAGTTCCGCTTACGCTAATACGGTCAATGTCATAGCCATCATGTAGCAATACACCATTGGTATTGCCATACTTAATAGAACGTAAGTGCTGTCCTGTACGACCATTAGTATTAATTTGCTGTGTAGTAATATGTCCCTGTGTAGTGTCATGAAGCAGTGTTACTTCTCCCTGTGTCCAAATATCTACACCATATGACTCTTTAATACGGTATGCATTAGATGCAATTGTAGTTGAGTACGGGTTAGCAAGCGGGTCATAAAACAAAATCCCCTCTCCAGCATGGAAAGAGGATTGGCTGCGTAGCCACCACGTAGAAAGCGATTGCTCTCCAGGGTCTCGCTGTGAGTCAAACTGTTGTTTACGAAACGGTGATGTAGCCCTTTGATATAGACGTTCATCAGATATAGCGGTAAGAAAAGGAATGCCAGCAATAGCGCAATCATATGAGTCGCCTGTGTTTTGCCACGTATTAGTTGTAGCAATACCCAAGTCAACGGCAATGGCTCGCGTTGCACGACCTTCGGTTATGTCTCTTGTCACCGTATCTCCTTAATAAATTTGTTCTTCTGATTCATCTATTGCATCATCTATATCCCGTAACAACGGGACTATATCTGTTAAAAACGTATTCATTTATTCTGGAGTTACTACTTGCCAGTTAAGGTCATCTTCTACCCAACGGTAGAAATTGTCATCTGTTGGGATAGGTGTTGGTGCTTCCCAACAACAAGTTTCTTCATTAAGAATCCAAGATTTAAATGGTTTAGGTGCAATAAAAGCATTGCGTGCTTCATCATATGTATATCCAAGTCCAGCATATAATTTGCGAAAGTTAGCGTTGTAAGAAGTTTGTTTCCAATTATCGTTTGTTCCGTATAAATTATTTAAAAAATCAACCCCACTTTGTTCTTCATTATTAGGGTCAAGAGTTTCATTATTTACTACAACAACTTCAACAACAATATTATCTTCATTTAATTTTGCAAAGTGTGCCATTAGACAGTTAAACTCCCATTTCCTGTAAACTTGTAATAAGTAAAACCACCACTTGTATAACGGGTTGGCGAACCTGTTGTTGCAGCAGCAGTATATGTTCCTGTAATGCGCAGAATAACAATACCTGAACCACCGCTACCTGATATGCCGTAGTTTCCACCTGATACATAGCCGCCGCCACCGCCACCGCCGCCAGTATATTGAGTTCCTGAACCAGCAGAACTTCCTGTTCCACCATTACTTCCAGCACCACCACCGCCGTCACCACCAGCACCAACACCTGTGCCACCGCCGCCACCGCCACCGCCAGCATAAAATCCACTTGCGCCCGAAGATGTAGCAGTTGCCCAAGAAGAGTATGCGTTAGTTCCATCTCCACCAGCACCACCGCCGTCAGTATTACCTGCCTCGCTTGCGCCACCACCGCCGCCACCTATAGATGAAATAACACCACCAGCACCACCAGCGTTACCTTGACCAGATGGAGATGCAGCACCGCCAGCACGATTGCCATCAGCCGAACCACCACCACCTGAACCACCTGCTACACCAGTAGAAACACCGCCACCAGAGAAATCTGCATAACGACCTCTACCGCCACCTACCGCAGTTGTGTATCCAGTTACAGACGAGTTACCACCATTAGTAGAAGCAACAGAAGGATTTACACCGCCACCTTCATAAGAACCGCCACCACCAACAGTTACAGTTAAAACAGAAGAACCTGCGTTCTCTTTGGTTTCATAAATTAAACCGCCAGCACCGCCAGCACCACCATAGATACATCCACCGCCACCACCACCTGCAACAATAAGTGCTTCAATGGAAATTGGAGGAGCGTAAGCAACATTACCAGCAAGCATACCACCGTAATAAGTTCTGCCTTTAATAGAACTAGCAGATAATTTATAGACAGGAGTCATTAAGAAATCTCCACTCCTGAGATGTGGAAGTTAACACCAGTAGTAGAAGCACTACCTGCAATAGTAGCAGCAGGGCTAGTAGGAGGGATTACCTGCTTCATATCAATTACTGTAGTGTCAAAAGCACCAACAGTTACTGATGATGCAGCAGTTACTCCAGCAATGGTTAATGTAAAGTTAGCCGTGCTGCTAGTAGTATTAGTCACCAACATATTGGTGAGTACTGTGGTAGTTGCAGTATTAGGTTGTGTGTATAGGGTTGTGCTTGCTGTTGCTGCTGATGTTCTAGCCAGCGTTTTAGATGTTACAGTCATTATTTGCTGTACCTTTCTTTAGAGAACGCCCATTACGGCATTGATGCTTGTTTGGTCTGATAAACTTAATGTTACTGTTCCTGAATCTCCACCACCTGCAAGCCCATTACCCGCAGTTACTCCAGTAATATCTCCAGGATTAGGTGCAGACCATTCAAGCCCTGTTGCCGTTGCACTATTAACACTAAGAATATAACCATTGGTTGCGGCAACAGTTAAAGCAACAGGTGTAGATGCACCGCTTGCTGAAATAAGACTACCTTTTGCAGTAAGAATTGATTTATCAATAAAGTTAGATGTGTTAGGTGCTACTAAATTCCAGGCTGCACCATCATAAACTTTCATTGCACTAATAACTGAATTAAAATAAAGCGCTCCAGTAATAAGAGCGTCTCCGTCATTATCTAATGTTGGGTCAGATGTTTTAGAACCTAAGTAGCGGTCATCAAATTGGTCATAAGATGCTGCTGCGCTTGTCGCTGATGTTGCAGCACTTGCAGCAGACGTAGATGCTGCAGTAGCAGAAGCAGCCGCGCTTGTAGCGCTAGTTGCTGCAGCAGTTTGAGATGCAGCAGCAGATGTAGCAGATGTAGATGCAGCGGTAGCCGAAGCAGCCGCTGAGGTAGCCGAAGTAGATGCTGCGGTAGCAGAGTTGGCTGCTGAAGTAGCGCTTGTGGCTGCGCTGGCTGCACTTGTAGCAGCAGCACTTGTAGATGCGGCTGCTGATGAAGCAGACGTGGCTGCTGAAGATGCTGAGGTAGAAGCCGCTGTAGCGCTGGCTGCTGCTGAAGTAGCAGAAGTTGATGCTGCACTGGCTGAGGCTGCTGCGCTGGTTGCTGAGGTTGAAGCAGCACTAGCACTGGCAGCAGCGCTTGTAGCGCTTGTAGAGGCTGCTGTAGCCTGTGTGGTAGCCGTTGTAGCAGAATTGGCTGCTGCTGTGGCAGATGTAGCAGCAGATGATGCTGAAGTAGCAGCAGCAGTCTGACTAGTCAAAGCAGATGAGGCTGAGGTAGCAGCAGAAGAAGCAGAGGTTGCAGCACTAGATGCAGATGTAGCAGCACTAGATGCGCTGGTAGCAGCAGAAGCAGCAGATGTAGCCGCTGCTGTGGCTGAACCAAGAATAGCGTCTACGTAATTTTTAGGGGTAGCCTGCGTGTCGCCTAGTGCGGAACTAGTTAGTCCAGTTACAATAGCACCTGTGAGGGTGCCACCAGAAATAGTAGCAGTAGAAGTAATAGTACCAGATAGAGTCGCGCCAGCGACTATAGGTGTAGTCAGCGTTTTATTAGTTAATGTTTGAGTAGCAGCAGTTCCTACAACTACACCAGATGTAGCAAGCAATCCATGTACTTGACCAGTTGCTTCAATGTGTTCATTAGACTCACGAAGGTCACGACCAATAATCATATGTCGGACTACAGCACCTGCTGAATGGTCTTGCGCTGTACCAGTAGCATCAATGCTACGAGTAATAGTAAACGTATTACTAGATGCAGCCGTAATATCTACAATTTCTTCAAGGGCTGTATCTGGGTCAATAACTACGGTAAACGTAGCACCATTTATAAACTCACCTGAACCTACAGTAGCAAGCAATGTGCTTGCAGATGATACCGCCATTGAGGTAGCACCAGATGTAATAGCAGATGTTAGCGTTGTCTGTTGAGAACGGGATGTGTATTTACGGACTGTCATGTGGTTGCCTATCTACCGTAGTGGACGCGGGTTGGGTACTGAAGTTTCTGCTTAAGCGATTCGTCTTCAAGACGCTGTAAGTAGAGAGTTTGTAATTGACGAGTTACGTTTGCACCTGTTCCATACGGACGCTTGCTGTCAATTTCATCTGATTGTGGAGAAGTGATAGAGTTACGGGCTGGGTCAAAGAAAGAAGCCAGACGCCATGAAGCGCCATAAATAATTACATCTCTCATGCTAGTAGGCAAACCAGATACGGATTCAAAATTATCTGTACCGTTTTCTAGTTGCACTGGCATGTGTGAATAAACAATATTAATGTTACGTCCAGGAAGGACGTTGTCGTAAATAGATACAGTCTTGCCTGTTGGAAATGTAGGAGCATAAGCAATTGGGTCCCAACGCCATTGGCGAATTGGTAGCCATTCCTTTGTTGGTCCTACTGATTCCCATGCCATTGAAAGGATTTGAATGGCTTCTGCTGGTACTGCATAAGTTGTACGGCTAGCCAAAAAAGATACAACACTAGAACCTGTAGCATATACTTTTGGGTACACGGAACTAATTGTGTCATTAAGCGCACGTTTAACAGCCTGACGTGGATATGTAGGAGCAATTGTAATCTTAGAGTTTACGTTATGCGCTGCTGCTGTTGTGCCATTGTAGCCGCGACCATAAGGAGCAATACTTACTGTGTTTGATTGACGGTCATATGAGTCTACCCACATCATTTCGTCATCAATTTCAATAATGCCTTTACCAATGTTTTCGGTAGATGCAACCTTAATGCTTAAATCTCCACTGGTTACAGCGGTAGTAAGATAGGTAGCGCGGTCTTGGCGATAAGTAAAACCTGCAAGGTTTAGTTGCGTGTCGTCAATAAGGTTAGTTAATGTAGTTGCCATTAGGAAGCGATAGTCCTTAATGCGGTAACGATTTCAACGTACTGGTTAGAAGGAACATTCATTCCTGCCAGTTCATTAGCAACTGCGTTATTCGCCTTGTAGTCTTTAGGGGCACGGGTTGAGTCTGCTTTAAAGTTAAGAGCAGCAGTCATGCCTAGTCCTGGCTCTGTGCCACACCAGTCATTTGCTGCACCAGTTTCATCTTTGTAAACAAGACGGTCTGGGTATTCGCCACCATTGGCAAGGCGGTTTAGTTCATCACGAAGCGTTGAACCTGGAAACCCATAAAGGGTATATGAAGTCCCATTGTATATAGCCGTACCATATGTAGTCATTTTTACCCTATCTGTACTTTGCGGTTTTCTTTGCAATAGGCTTAGGTTGTTTTACAAACTGTTTACCTTTTGCATTGCCTGAAGCCTTAGCCTTATTGGTTGCTGCTTTTTCTGCTGGACTTAAAGCACTCCATGCTTTTTCAGGTAAATATCTTTTCTTACCTTTAGATGGTGTGCCGTCAGATGTCTTCCACTTTTGTGCAGACCAGTTTTTTAAAGACTGTTGAGATTTGGCTAACGCCATTACTTGTAACCTCCGCCTGCTTTTTTGTACTGCGTAGCAAGCAACTGTGCTTTACGAGCAGACCATTCTCCAGGGTCTCCACCTTTAGAGCCAGCCTTAATCTTCTTAAACAAAGAAGCACGCATTCCAGGCTTAGTGTAATTACCTGCTGAGTTAACTGTTGATTTTTTCTTTGCTACCATTTAACTTTATCCGCCCAGTACGCAGCAGACATCTTGCCTTTTGCAATGTTCTTAGCATGGCGGGCTTTAAAAGAAGCCTGACGCGCTGTTGGCTTTCTATCGCCAGTGACTCCCTGTTGACCAAAACGAATAGTTTTGACCGTACTACCTTCTTTAGCAACAACTACGTGGCTCTTTTTTGGGTGGCTTGGTGTGCGTTTAGGTTTGTTAAAACCTGACACTCCTGCTCGCTTTAGTCTAGGGTCTGTCATTTACTTTCCTTTAACTTTCTTAAGGTTAGGGTTTTTCTTTTTTGCTGCTGGTGATGCTTTGCGTGCGCCTGCCGCTAAGATTGCCCCTGCATTCTTCATAGGAATGCCCTGCTTCTTAGCAATAGATTTTTGCGCGGCTTTAAAGCCCATGCCCTTAGGCATTACTTTTTAACTTGCTTGCCAGATTTGTCATAACGGCGACCTTGAAGGATTGCTCCTAGTGCCTGACCCATCTGTGCATCTTGATTTTTGTTAGCAGCACGTGCACGTGCGTTAGCACCTGGACGTACATCTGCTGAAGCATTAAATGCTTTCTTCCAAGCACTACCAAATTCGCCAACTTCTTTAGCAACGTTGCCAACATAACCAGCAATAGGCTTGTAAATCTTGTTCATATTTGAACGGTCATCCGCAGCGCGGCGTGTGCCCGCCATTAGAACTTACCGCCACCTACTGTAGGTTGTGTGTAAACACCCTGCACTACAGTTGCTGGACCGCTAGCGGTTCCGTTGCCTGAGCGTGGTGCTGACATAGGTGCTTGTCCTGGTCCTACTCCGCCACCAAAATCCTTGTTGACTGAAGACTTGTCTGTAGCAGCCTTACGCATTTTTACTGGAATCTGTAGTCCAGCACCAAATACGTTTGAGTTCATATATTCATTAGCCATTTTTAATTTCCTTTTCCGTATGGGTCTGGTGTATTCCAACCAGCAATTACGCTTGCATCTGAGTTGTGTAGTTCTTGTCCACCAACAAATGAACCACCAACATAAGATGGAGTTCCTGCGCTCTTGGTGTTTGTACGCACTGGTGCGTCAATAGTTACTGCGCGGTCTGCGCATCCACATGCTGTGCACATGATTACTTGCCCTTCTTCATTACACGCTTACGAAGAGCCATGTCCATACGCATGTCTGCTTTAGCCGTTGGCTTCTTAGCGTCCATCTTTTTGTCAGCCTTCTTGAAGGCTGCCTTCTGCTTAGGCTTCATGCCCATCATCATCTTTGCATCCTGCTTCATGTCTTTTTTCATTGACATAGCGGCTGCCTTCTTCATTGCTGCCATTAGATTTGTCCTATCTCTTTCATTACTGCTACGGTTTCTTTGTTAATCTGTGTTGCTTTTGGCATAGTGTCACCAGTGTAAGGTTTGTTAAGAACCTCTGATGCTTCTAGCGCTTTTTCTACAGCCTTACGCGTTGTTGCTTCAGGTTGTACACCTTGAGCACGTGCATTTCTGTAGAAATCTAGTTCTTTATCCCATTTTTTTTGAGTTGTTCCGCTAGCAATAATGTTGCCTGATGCATCACCAGTTGCTAGTTGTAAACCTTTAGCCTTGCAACCAAAACAAGGGTTGTTATCACAATCACTATGGTCAATCTCTTTAACTTTGTATACACCAGCATCTGCCCACGGTGTTTCTGATGTAGCATCACAACGAATGCAACCCCAAAGGCTAACTGTAAAATGCATTTGTCCTTTATCTAGCGTGTAGCCATCTTTGACTACTTTGCCAGCATGTCCCTCTTCAATACATTTGTCCATTATTCTTCCCTTACGTATGCTCCGAATCCCTGAGCAATTAGTTCTTGAGCCTGATACTCAGGTATTACGTATTCGTGTCCACCTAAATAAAATATGTCGGCTTCTGCAATTACATCTTCTGTGGGAAAAGTTGTTTCAGACCATACACCGTTGTTGCGTTGTAGACTCTTACCGCGTGTCAAGCGATAGCGAATGAACAAACGTCCACCGCCTGCTGGACCGTACTCCTCTGTTGGAGGAGTTAAAATATAAGTAGTCATTAGTCTCCTTAGTTGACTTACCGCAAAGCAGGAACATTGCTGCTCCTGCCCTGCTGTCAGTTAACTATTGTTTACACAAAGTCAATTGATGAAGAAGTCTCTACGCGGTAGAGTGCTTCCTGACGGTAGATAGCGTGACCAAGTACGCCGTACCATCCGAGTGGACGGTGACGCATCAACTTGTCAACGACTGGTCCGATAACAACATGTGGCTCTTCAGCAACCGCTTCAGCAAGTGCTTGCTGTCCAGCAAAGTAGGTGTTGAACACCTTTGTTACTGGAGTGATTGTGATAGCGGTTGTTGCTGTGACAGCAGCAGTGTTAGCAATTGTTACTGTTACTGATGTTCCATCAATAGCAGCGACCTTTGCACCTGTTGCAATACCAGTACCTGAAACCTTGTCACCAACATTTAGACCTGATGTAGATGTAAATGTGATTACGGTTGCTGCTGATGCTGATGTAGCAGAAGCAGTTGTACCTGATGTTGTGCGGTCTGCACCTGTCTTAGCCTCAAACAAACGTGGTGATTCTACATAGAATGCACCTTCGTATGTTCCGAGTTCTCCAGCCCAAATGTTTTCATTTGACTGGTACTCGTGTGGCTGACGCCATGAACCAACGCCTGTTTCAGCGCGTAGGTCAAGGGCAACCTCTGGGTGGATACCAGCCCAGTAGAGTGAACCCTTACGTGGGATAGCCTTAGCAGCACGCAACTTAGCAGTTGTCTTACGTGCAAGAGCAGATGTAAAAACATCTGAAGATGTAAGTGAACCTGAAGTTGTTGCTGAACCAGCATAAAGAACGTTTGTTGTTCCTGTGTTTGCTGTTCCGTTGATAACAGAACCTGATGCACGGTCAGCGAGAACATTCTGCGCTACTGTGTCAATTGAGTCTGCCATGTTAAACGCAATAATGTTAGCGATTGCTGGGTCTACATCAGCAAGGCTGAAGAGTTCCAACGCACGTGTTACAAGTACTGCGTTACCACGCTCAACGAGTGTGATTGTGGTGTATGTTGGTGTAGCCATTGCTACAGCATCTGGGTCAACTGTTTCTGTTAGTGAAGCAGTAGTCTGTGTCAAGTCAACATAACGCTGCAAGACAACTGATGAACCAGGGATGCTTTGACGGGCTGGAGTCTTATCCGCGACTGAGCGAATGAGTGGTTGCGCACGGAGTGCGAACTCAATCAGACGGTCATATGCCTTCTGGACGAGACCTGCTGCGCCTACTGTACCTCCAAGCGAGTTGGAAGCGGTAGATACATATGCATTAGCCATTTTTTGCACCTCCTTCTGAGGGTATTAGTTCGGTTGGGTTTTACTGAAATTCGCCAGATTGAATCATTGCGATAATCTCATCAGCGCTTTGAGCGTTGTTAAGACGGAGCAATGCATCATCTGCACGGTCAGGCGTAAACGCCTGCTGAGTAACAATGTCCTGTTGGCGTAATGCCGCACGGTCAATTGTTCTTTCAGGCGTCTGTTGCTGTTGAATCTGTAGTCCGAATACTTCAGCGTTATCGTCAACCCAGTTAGAAACTGAGTCTTCTGTAATATCGCCTTCTAGTTCACGAACAATCAAACGTGCAGCCTTTGGACTTACGCCTTTATCTTCTAGGACTTTCTTGATGACGGTCTCACGTTGAGCCTTATCAAAGGCTTCAAGTTTGTCAGTGAGTTCTTTAATACGCTTCTCATCTGCACGCTTGGCTTTACGCAATTGTTTCATTGCATCACCATCATTCAGTGGAGTTGTATCCATTTCGTCTTCTTCTTCGTCCCAGTATTGGTTGGTCATAGCAACCGTTCTCCCATTCTTCATTAGTTGAATCGCAGACCACAACATAGTTCGGGGAAACTGTGTTGGCTTCTACTCCCAGTCTGTTACGCCGTACGGGGCTGGTCGGTCCGTTCGGGATGTTAGTTAGAATCTACCTTGAGTAGATTGTGCAAGACCAGCGTTACCTGTCATGCCTGTATTGCCCATGAAACTTGCTCGTTCCATAGACCTTAAACGCTTACGCTTTTCTGCTGCATCTTGGTTCTGCTTGAGGAACTCAGCCTCACCAGTTGCTTGAGTGTAATCAATACCTGCTTCGCCGTAGATGTCGCTAAGTTTTTCAGATGTAGGCAATACGCTCTTAATATCTGCGTATCCTGCTAGCGCTTCAGCGCGGTCAACACCATAGTCAGCAAGACCAAGTGCATCAGTAGCACCCTTAAAGCCTTGTCCAATTGCAGCAGCACCAATTTCAGATGCAGTTACCTTGCGCTTTAATTCAGGCAAAGCCTGAACTGGGTTAAGGAAGTATGAAACTAAATCTTTGTCATTAAGAGTTGGATAGTAAGTCTTTAACTCTTTCATAATGTTTGCATCTGCATTCTTTACGCGGTCAACCGCTAGCCCAATACGGTTCTTAGCCTCAATTGCTGAAACGTCATTT